TGTATTACATTTGCCATATTTTTTTTATCTCCTTATTAGTAACTTGATGGAGATTTTGATATTAACTGAGCGCGAATTACTCCATCTTCATATTCGCTTCTGCGTCTTTGACCGATTTGCTCGATCGAGTACGATTCTAAAGCTTCTTGATAAGCCGCTTTATAGTATTGTAACATATCCTGCGGACCTTTCAAGTATGCATATGTATTTACCAGAGATGCATATAAAAGTAAATCTGGATATTTATTCGATAAATAAGTCCCGGTTGTAGATTTAGCTGTATCCGTCAGACTAGATGGCTCTTTATTATAAGCCATTGTAATTTCATAAGCTGCATTTGGAGTTGGAGCTAAAATCCAACATTCCTCATTCCAATTAGCCCAGTATTTAGGAAGAGATGTAGAACCTGAATTTGGAGTATTATAATACTCTGTCATAAAACTCGTATCTCTTTGATCTAAAAATACCTGCTCATCAGAGCTATTTTTTAATTGAACATATCTAATTACTCTACAATCTGCAGGAATACTTACATATCTTTTATTAATAATAGTAGTGGATGTTGCATAGAATCTTTCATTGTCTACATCTACTGCTCTAAAAATTGTATGCTCTGCATTTTTAATAATTCTCTCTAAAACAGCATCAGTTAAAACTGTATCGGATACTTCTGTGTATCCTCTAATATCTGATTGTAAGTTTGCTAAAGTGTATGCCATTATCCGTTTACTACTCCTAATGTTACTGGGCCTGCTGAATTACTTTGACCACCACCATTTACATCTCCTGTGGTTGCAATTTGACCTGGATCAAAATAAAACCAATTTTCTGGTTCAGTTAAAGTTCCTGGTGCTGTTGTAATATTTGAAGATGAATCAATTTTTCCTAAACCAATTGTAAAACCAGCAGCTTGACTTAAATTTGTAATTCCATCTAAAGCAGGAATAGTTGCAAATTGTTGCATGTTTCTATTATCAGCTGGATCAGCTCCTCCAGGACCAGCAGAAGTTGCAAGAGGTGCTCCTCTTAATCTTACTGTAGATAAATTTTTTCTTTGATGATCTGGTGAATAAACATTTACATAAGAAACTACCGCAGCCTTTACAGTTGTAAATGGATTGTTAGGTAATAAAATTAAACTATCAACTGACGCGGGTTGTGGTCTTGCATTTCTTAATGCTTGTGGATCACCACCATGAAATCTTGGATCTAATTGTGGTTGCTTTGGTTCGTATTCAGAATAATGAACTAAAAAACCATTCCACTCTCTAACCATTTCTCTGTATGGAAACGCCATTCCTGATCTATCAGAAATAGCCATTGATCTTTTTCCTTTAGCAAAAACTCCTGACATTATACTCCATCTCCATAAAAAGTTTGTGGTGTAATATAAGTAGATGTTCTTTGACCATCTTCTGCTACTGCTCTAGCCAATTCATCTTCATATATCATTTTTAAATCTGCTGTTCTCTCTGGAGAATATTTAATACTTAAATAATAAGCAAGTCCAGAAATTAAAGCAGGATAAAATCTAAAAATTACATCTGAAGTATTTGTATAAGCACCTACATCTTCTAATTGTGCCATATAATAAAAATTAACTTTATAATTTGCTCCAGAAAAACTTGAGCTGGGTGTTGTGTATAAATAAATATTTGGTGAAGCAGTAATTGTTCCTGCTGCATTTCTTACATATGCTTGTCTTTGTACGTAATATTGTGAAGGTGTACCTTTTGATAATTTATTAGGTAACGCAGAATAAGTTGATCGATCAATTTTTGATAAAGCTGTATCTACCGGAGCTGTTGCGGTTGTATTATTTCTAACATAAGCTTCTAAAACATCACTTATGTCAGTAGGAAAATTAGCTGTATCAGAAGTGTAATTATATAAAGCTTGACCTTCTACTAAAGGAACACTTGCTAATTTAATTTTCCAAAGGTGAATACCTCTGTTTCCCCATTCAGATAATAAAATATTTAAAGACCGTCTAGCACTTTTTAATTGATAGCCAGTTCTTGCCCCTCTTACGTTTGTTCTTTCGTAAGCTTCTTCAATTATGTCATCAATCGAAGGATTGAATGTCGTTGTTCCCGACGTAGCCATTTATCCTCCTAGCCGTAGTAGAATGTTACATCAGCAATAGTTGTTAAACTTACCGTTGGTTTAGTATCACATTTAATACCTGTACCCGGCAAAGTAACATTATAAACCATTGGACTTGAAGAGCCATCTGGTGTTCCCCAAACTGCTAGAGAAGTTCCATTGTCTTCTAAATCTATACTTCCTGCTCCTCCGGTACAATTTGCAGAAAAACCTAAAATTCTTGCAGGTCCTGCAAAAATTTCTTGATTAGCTGCCGTACTTGTTATCCTTTTAGCTTTTATATCTACTGGATATGTACTCATATTTTTTATCTCCTTAACATTTAGTGTGAGCCTAAGCCCACACTAAATTAATTATTATTTACTAGCTTAAATTTCTATTTTGTAAGTACAAAACAGTAGCTGTAGCTGCACCAGCGGTAGCTGCTGATCCAGTTTGATTATATGTAGCTGTGACAGTAACGTCAGAAGTACCTATATCAATCAGATTACCAATTTGGGAAACATCTGAAGTTGCTAAAACTCTAGCTTGTGATCCTGCTGCTAAAGCATCAGCATATTTATCAGCTGTAGTTCCATCTCCAAAATCAATAGTGTTAGTAGTACCTGCATCAAACGCAGTTGTAACATCTAAAGTAATTTGGAAAATTTGACTATTGGCTGGTAATGTTGCAATGTCAGTTGTAGTGCCATTCGTGTCATACACAATCTTAGCTGATTGAGCCATTAATACCCAACCTGTATTTGCAACGTCTGTTCCGACAGTTGTTCCAGTTGTATTTCTAATCGTTCCCGCTTTTACTGGTCCCGAAAATGTAGTTGTTGCCATAATTAATCCTCCTAGTTTTTCGAACGTAATCTCTAGGCCGTCGACTATACTCGTTTACGTTCTGATTTAATGTATAGTATTTAAAATATATATGAAATTTGTGAATAGTGCAAGAGATCCCTATAGAAATGTACGATTTCTAACGAGTAGCGATTTAAGTTGCTACTGAAACTTGTGGAGCTGCATTAAGAATTGCATTTTCTCTATCTGCAATTTTATTCTCTTCCAACTTAATGTCAGTAATGACTTGTTTAATTTTGTCATCAATCCTGACCATATTTAGAGTATATTTACCATTTTGTTCATACTCCAGTTGCCACTTCAACTCCAAGGACCTTTTCTGACTGTATAGGTCTTGTATCATTAATAACCTCCTCATAGGTTATACGTTTACATCGATGATCCATACTTTTTTCACCGATATATTCCCACTTTACACCTTTTTCTCCTAGTTTGTCAAGGACTGCTGTTTCAATAGAATCAGCATTATCTTCCGCTAAAACTTCAAATTTAGCGTGATAATCGTAAGCCCATATTTGTACTAGGAATTTCTTCATTTTTACACCTTATTTTGAGATTGAGGCGGAACTGTGTCCGCCTCAAAATATTTACTTTATTATATTGCTGATCCGAAGATACCTCTAGGGTCAGAGAATCCGAAAACGTATCTCTCTCTAGCTTTGTATCTAACGTTACCAGTATCGAAGTCACCTTCCATTGAAGTTTTCAATGGTGCTCTTGTGAAGTGCTTCAAGCCATTAGGTACATCAGTTTTAACGAACCATTTCGCTGTGTCAGTTAAGTAGTGATTAACTACATAACCTTCAGGAACCGCACCCATATTATTGATTGCGTTGATGTCGTTATCTGCTGTGCCCGTTCTGCCTTTAGACTTCATAAGTCTCTCAGCTGTAAATTGAAGAGCAGAAGGAATAATTAATTTCATTCCTCTAGCTGCAACTTTCAATCCTCTTTCATCTGTGAACGCTGCAATGTCGATCAATGCTTGTTCTAAAGATGTTTCATTTAAATCAGCTGCTGTAGCCAATTCATTTGAAAAAGTACCCGCTAGTGTTGGGTGGTCAGTAGCGCAAAGCTCTTTACCATCTCCACCAGCATAGGCTGCTGTGAACGCGTTATTTAAAACCGCCGCGCCTTTAACTTGTTTAGTGTTTGCCATAGATCTAGCCAAAGCTTTTGTGTATCTGCTAGCAAGTCTATCATACAAGTTGTCCTCGATCGCTTCTTC